AAGTGCTCCAGCAGAAACGGATCTGCCGTGGTCTGCGAGCCATTGTAGAACTTGATCCAGGCGTAATCGTCGATGCCGCTACCGACGTCGCCGCCTCTATCGTCATCGTCGCGAAACTGCTTGATCGGATAGCCGTTCTCGTCGGGCGTCTCGTTGAACAGGATCTCGGCCTTCTGGTCGTCGACCCAGAGAACAAGATCCTGAATGCCCGTCTTCGACATGGGCAGGTTGCCGAGCTCGATCACCTGCGTAAGGTTGGCGTTCGGCGTCTTGCGGAAATCCCCCCACGTTTGAACGTACTTCCGCTTGCCCGATGTCGCGTAGTATCCGACAACGGTTGCAACCGGGATGTCGTCGCCGATTTCGATGTCGAGCTTGACGCCGATCGGCTTCTGCTGAGGCGTCTTGGCCAACGCCTTTTGCAACAAAGACGAGGCAAGGTTGAAAGCGATGCCAAGGATGATCTTCGTCAGGGCGCTGGCACTGGCAACCGCGGTCGATATCGCCGAAGCAATAGCAACCAGCGGTCCCGCATGCGCAGGCTCCGCCGCCGTCAGCACCAGGAATGCGACGTTCAAAAGCAGGATGATGAGCTTCATGGATTATCCGACCCGAAAGGCACGCGCTGCGGCGGCTCGGTCAATGTGGTTGATGCCGGTATCGGCGAGCGTGAAGATCCGCTCGCCGTTCAGGACGCCGAGCGAATGGCGAAAGGGCGTATCGACCGGGATGGCCATGATGTCGCCGATCTGGGCTTCGGATGGATGACCGTATTCCGGCAGGTAGGCCGCCACCATGTCCGCAAGATCCTTGAAACCAGCGCCGCGCATGACGCGATAAGCCGACTCCGCANGCTTCGGATGGATGACCGTATTCCGGCAGGTAGGCCGCCACCATGTCCGCAAGATCCTTGAAACCAGCGCCGCGCATGACGCGATAAGCCGACTCCGCATCATCATAGGCGCCATCGAACTCGGCATAGATGTTTTCGCCCGTAAGCACCTCGACGATGCGTCCGGCGAACTTGCAGGCGCAGTCGTTTGTCTTCCAGTCGAAGGGCGTGCGACGCATCTCGTCGAGAACGTCATTGAACGGCCCAACCCATAGCGGGAGGCGCTTCAGCTCGATCATTTNAGTCGTTTGTCTTCCAGTCGAAGGGCGTGCGACGCATCTCGTCGAGAACGTCATTGAACGGCCCAACCCATAGCGGGAGGCGCTTCAGCTCGATCATTTTTGCCCCCAGTTCGGCTTCCAGTTTTTGACGGCGCCGGCGTATTTGCCAAAGTCATCGTCCTGCCGCTTCTTCTGTTCTTCCGCGGAAGACTTGGCCGGGTTCTTGCGGGTGAGCATCGAGATCGCGTCCGAGTTCGTCTTGATCTTGACGCTGCCCTGGCCGCCGATGCCCGGCGTCTCGATCGGAGATCCGTCGACCTCACCGATCCAGACGAGAGCGGGCGCAGCGGCCAGCAGGCGCGAGCCAGGATCAAGCAAGGCGTCCCAGATCTCGACCTTTGCGAGCCGGATATTCATGCCGCGCACGGCCTCTTGGATGGCGGGCGCAATCTGGCTTGCACCGACAGTGACCGTCTGGACTGTAAGATCGGTCACGCGCGGGATCGGCCCGACATCGAGGCCCACGCCACCGTAGAAGAGTCGCGTTTCGGTCAGCCCGGTCAGTCCGCTCGTGACCGTGATCGACTCGTCGTCGTTCTCTGACCAGAAGCTGACGATCTTTGGCGTCATGCTGGTCAGAAGCGTGCCGGTGATGCTCACCAGCTTGCGGGGCACAATTCCGCGCTCACGCGCATTGACCAGCGCCGTGTAGAAGGCAGGATCGACGTTTCTCATTTCTTCTGGATCACCTTGAAGCCCGCGCCCTCGGTATGGAGCTTGCGGGCACTTCCGGGATTGTGCGAGCCGGGCATGATCACGCACTTGCAGTAGGGCTTGGCGAGCCTGACGGCCTGACCAGCCGAGATCCCGCTTTGGACATACGGGAAGACGCCAATCTGCCCCGTGTTGCCGCTTGCGTTCGCCGTTGCGGTCTCAGAGATCTCGAAGAAGCCCACGCGCTGCGGATTGCTGCCATAGAGGACCGTGAACTTGTCACCAAGGGTGAGAACGTAACCGGCCGGCAGCCCTGAGAAGGCGATTGCCGAACGGTCGCTCGATATCGACGCGATCGTGACCGTCGACGAGCCGAGGACCGAGCCCGTCGGATCGCTCTGCGGATACAGGGAAAGCGGGTCGCCGAGGTAAAAACTCTCCTGAATGCCATGCAGCTTGCGGATCAATGCGGCGATCTGCTTTGCCCGGTTGTTCGGCATCATGATCAGCTCGACCGTCCCGATCCAAAGCGGGCTGGAAAGCTCGGCCTGCCACAGGCGGCCGTCGCCGCCGCCTGAGTTCTCGTCGTTCCGCTGGATGTCCCAGACAACGGTGGAAATCGCCAGCTGATCAGCGAAGGTGGCGAGGGAGTAGGGATAGGTGACCGTCATCCAGCCATCCTCTTGCGCGGATTGCGGCGATGCTCTTCGATCCGCTCAGGCAGATACCGGTTGTTCTCCTCGATCGCGTCCTGAATTGCCTTCAGGTTCTTTTCCGAGACATCGCCTTGAACGATGACGTCACCGCCGCGGATCGTGACCGATCCAGATGCCCGATCCTTCCCGCCGGCCGGTACGCTGTCGTTCGCGGCGTCCTGGATCGTCGATCGCCGCTGCGGCATGCTCGCAGGCCCGCCCACTAGTCCACCAGCCGCATATCCGGCCCAGCCGAGGCGCATGCCTTCGACCGCGCCAATGCCGCCAGCGCGCGCGATGTCACTCTGCGACCAGACGATCTCGCCTTTGTGGACAACGCCGGCCGGCTGATTGCGTCCACCATGCCCCGTGAAGCCGCCATCGGCGTATAGACCGAAACCGCCTCCCGAAATGCCAGTCCAGACGCCGCCACTGATTGCTCCGCTGAACTGGGCCGAACTGTTGAAAATGCTCTGCCCGATGCCCGTGAGCGACGTCAACGCACTCAACAGCCCTCCGCCGCCAGATTGAGCGGCTGCCAACGCCTGGCCGAATTTGGACAGGCCGCCGCCGAGGCTGGTCATTCCCTCGGCTGCGACATTGTTCGCAGAAGCGAGGCTGCTGGTGCTCTGTGCAGCATTCTGGCTGCCAGCTGCCAGCTTGTTGACCGCAGCTGTTGCCGTATCCATGCCTTCGCTCTGAGCCCCCGGCCACAACGCGCGCTGGGAGGAGTTGAGGCCACCTTCCCACGACCCGCCACCCATGCCGACGCGCCTGCCGGCGAGGTCGAAATGCATGGTATCCGCGGCGCCGTACTTGCCCTTGCCGCCGCTGAAATAACCGCCCCAGCGCAAATCCTGCGCGAGCTCTGGATACTTCTCCATCTGTACGCCACGGGCCGTCTGCGCGAACTGCTCATATGTCCGGAAGCTCGACGCATCCTGGTAGTTGCCGAGCATCTTGCCTGACACGAGGTCGGTGATCTTGACGTCTGTCGCTAGCCCCTGCCCGTGGAAGCGCGGATCACCAGGCCGGAAGCCCGACATCGCGTCGACCTTGAAGCCTGGGAAGCGCTGCGCAGCCGTGTTCAGGATATCCGTCAGCTTGGCATCGACACCGCTCTTGTAGTTGCCGACGAAGCTGAGAGCCGATCCCGCCGCACTCCGGACCGCATTGTCGTTTGCAGCCGCAGCAACCGTGTTCGCAATTCCAGCGCCCGCCGACGCGGTCGACGAGGCTGCACCAACAACAGGCGCGGCCGTGCCGATCAGGCTGAAGATCCCGGTGCCTGCCGTCGAGCCGCTACCGGGCTTGCCGATGATGCTCGACACGAAGCTGTCGATCAGACTGTCGGTGATCCGGTTCGTCACCTTCATGAGACCGTTCAAGAGCGCGTTGCCAAACGCCTCGCCAATGCTGTCGCCCTGCTCGAGCCCGTCGCGGAAGTCGGTGAAAAAGCCGGTGATGCCGTCGCGCAGCGCAGCGATCTGCATGTTCTGGCGCATCATCAGAGCTTCTTGCGACGACAAGTCAACGGACAAGCCGGCGCCACGCTGGCGAGTTGCAATCTGCTGATCTTGCGAGGAGCGGTAAAGCTGGTCACGCTCGAACTGCAGATCGTTTGACAGCTGCGCACGCGCACGCGCTTCCGCCAGGCGGCCATGCGCGGACGCGGCCTGGTTGATCAGCTCGATCTCCTGACCGAACACGCGCTGGAACTCGGTCTCCGACGTGATGCCGTTGCGGGCCGCCTCGGATCGCAGCTGAGACAGAAGCGAATACTGCGTCTGCAATTCAGCCGTCTTGCCGACCGTCTGCCCGATGACAGTGATCTCCAGCTCCTGCTGGCGAATGCCTTCCTGGAGCGAACGGACACGTTCCTGTTGCGCCTCGGAAAGCTGATACTCAGCCTGGACACGAGCTTGCGTGCCGGCCATGGCGATCCGCGACTGTCGCGCCGCCGCGTCCTCACCATCGACGATCTGCACAGCAGCCTGCGCACGGGCGGCCGCTTCCTTGTCGGCCGGAGACTTCGCGCGCATGGCGGCCATGTCTGCATCATACTGACGGATGCGCTGGCTCTGCGCTTCCTTCAACTCATACTCGGCACGCGTCAGCGCCTGTGTCTCCGCAAGCTGGATTCGCATGGTCCGGGTCGGGACTGACTCGATAGGATTGTAAGTGTTTTCTTCGCGCATCCGCGCCACTGCCGCGTGCTCGGCAGGTGTTCGAGCGCGCATCTCCGCTGCCTCAAGCTCTGCCGAGCGCTGCATCGAAAGCTGACGAAACGCCTGGTCGGCAGCGAAGGCAGCCCCGACATCACCATAGTTTCGGCTGCCAGCGTTTTGAAGCGCACGTTGCGCGCGCTCCATTTCCGCCAGAGCCTGCGCCGCTGCCTGCAACGGTGCAACCAGCTTTGCGATCTCGTCGGCCTGCTTTGCGTATTCCGGCTTGAGGGCGGCCGTCTTGTAAAGGCTATCGTAGAACGCCTCGAAGTCCGGTTTTCCAGCTTTTACCCCGTTGCGGAGCTGCGTGATCGCGTCGTTGAATGCGGAGAAATCCTTGCCAAGATACGAGCTTTTGGCGACATATCCGCCACGCGTCAGCGTCCCAACCTCATCGAAGAATTCGTCGCCGGTTACCTTCGTTGAGTTACGCAAGCCGCGAACATCCGCGCCAGCCTGGAAGTTCAGCGCATTGACGCCCTGCATCGAGAAGCCCTTGGCTTTTGCGATCAGGGAGCCATAACGATCCTCCAGCGCCTTCAGCACGTTCCCATGGTTCTGCAAGACAGTATCGAGTTTCTTCGCATCCTCCTCGGACGTCGCCAGACCAATGCCGAACTGGATCGCAGCCGCAGCGCCTGCCGTCAGCCCGATCGTGGCGATCGACAGAGGACTGACCAGGCTGACAAGAGCAGCACCCGTCGTCGTGACGGCCTCTTTCAATCCCATGCCGGCAAATCCGCCGGCAAGCTGCGAACCTTGCTGAAGGCCGATCATGGCGGGGCTCATTCCGCCGGCTGCCGTCATCGCGATATCCTGGAACTGGAACATCGCGTTCGTTGCGGTATGGTTGGGCTTGTTGTCATTCACAGGGTTGCGATCGAGACTGGCCACATATTGCTCGTGGCGAGCCCGAGCCATGGTCTGCGCTTGAGCCAGTTCCGTCGTGCTGATCTCGGCACGATCAGCAAGCATGGCATATTCCGCCAACTCGCTGTTTAGCCGCGCCTGAGACGCGCCAACCGGGTCTAGCTGTGCCCGCAGCGCCGTCGCCTTTTGGGCAAACCGATCTGCCTCGCGTGCAGCCTCCTCGAACACGGCAGCCGAGCCGCGCGCAGACGTACCATTGCCATTGACGCCAAGGCGGGCATTCAAGTCGCTGGCGAATGCACTCCCCGTCTGCGTGGCGCGAAGACGCTCCATTTCCTCCCGACGCGCAAGCTCTTCGGCAAAGACAGATGCGCTGTCTGATGCCCGACTGCCCGCTGCGGCGCCCACACCGAGCGTCCGGTTGATGCTGGCCTGCGCCTGCGATGCAGCCTGTTCTGCCGCCTGCGCCAGGCGCGCTTCGGCTGCCATGCGCTGATAGGATTGCGCGAGGTCGTCGACAGCAGCACTCTGAGCGGTGATCCGACCGTTGGCTTCGGCGATCGCCTGCGACAGGGCAGCATTGCCCTTTGCAACGGAATGCGATGCGTCGGCCGCCACGCCGTATTTCCGCGACAGGTTTTCCACCGCGACCGAGGCCTGCTCGGCAGACAAGCGGCCCTTGTCGAGGCCGGCGCCCACAGTCTTCAATCCGCGATCGAAGTCTGCCTGGGCGGCATAGCCGGTCACGAACTGGCGCTTGATCCGCTCGATCCCGTCGGCCGCCGACGAAATCTTAGTGTTGGTCGAGGCGGCCGTTGTTCCAACTGCCTCCATGGCCTGTGCTGCCTGCCGGCCGGACTCCGACATGGCCCGGTCGGCGGCAACCTTGCGGTTTGCGCCGGCAGCATATCCGTTCGCATCGAGATCCGCCGCAACGCGCAGCGAACGAAGTTCCATGGCCATGATCTACCTCGGGAGGACGTCAGCTCGCTGAAGCTGCTATTTTCTGCTTTGCCTTCAGCGCTTCTGTTTCCAGATGGACACTGTCGAGCAGGCCCATGAAGCGCCGGAAATGCTCGAACTCGTCGAGCGTCAGGCCGTGGTCCCGCGCATACTGGCTCATCACCATGTACGAGATCGGGCTTTCGCCACCCATCGCGCCGTATTGCCGGTCAAACCGGATGGCATCNCGTCAGGCCGTGGTCCCGCGCATACTGGCTCATCACCATGTACGAGATCGGGCTTTCGCCACCCATCGCGCCGTATTGCCGGTCAAACCGGATGGCATCAAAGGCGCGAAAGTAGAACTCGTGCCAGGGGCGAGGCTCAAAGTCCTCGTCCTCGGCGTACTCGTCAGCCGTCAGCCAATCCTCGTCGGGATAGGCTTCGGCGATCTCATCGATCCACGATTGGTGCTTCGCAGCCCCCGAACGCTCTAGGCGGCTTCGGAAGGCTGCTCGGAGTTTCCCGCTTCTTCCTCGTCGTACTCGACCTCGACTTCACTGACAGCCGCAGCGCACCATTCCACCGCCGAGATGACGTTCCGATACTCGGGGTTGGTCATGATTTCGGCCGCCGTCGCTGCATCATAGGCAACGTCGAGACCGCGCCAGCCGTGGAGCAGATGCTCGTGGTAGAGCTTGCCCAGCTCGACGAGCATGACGTTCGGCGGTACCGGCTTTTTCTTGTACTTCCGGCCGAGCCGCTGCATCAGCAACTCACGTTGTGTTCGGTATGCCGGCAGATGGAGGGAAGAGACGTTGAACTCGACACCGGGCCAATCAGGGAACTCGATCCAGTCACCCTTCTCTTCGCGGGTCAGGTCAGCCTTGAGCGATGCAAGCTTGACGGTCATTTCACTGTGTCCTTGTTCGAGATTTCAATGACGACGGCGCCGTGGACGACCTCTGTCAGAAGCTCGCCGCGCGCGTGAGCGTAGTTGCCGTCCGGCGTGCGAATATGCCTTTTGATCCAGCCCTCACGAGCGTCGGCTGTAACGACTGCCGCCTCCTTCTGCCCGTTCAGAAAGATGCTGACTTTCTTCCTGTCTCCGCGCAGCATTCCGTAGGGGATGTAGCCGGGATCACCTTCCTCGACGGATATGCGGTGGAAACCTTCGGGAGCCGTGACGCTGGCAAAGGCGACCGCAGGCAGAGCAACAACGGCTGGCGCGGCTTTCAGAAAGCTACGCCTGTTCATCGTTCGCGCCCTCTTTCGGTTCGCGGAGCTGCGTGCGCGGGGCGACCAGCCCTTTGTCTCGCATCAGCTGCGCATAGGTTTCGGGCACCGGCACGCTTTCAACGCCGGCGGTAAAGCGGGTTTTTGTCTTCTCGTCCGGGTAGCCGTCAAAGCTCTCGGACGGCGTGAAGGTGACAAGCTTCTCATCAAGCTTCTTGGTCATGCCACAGCCCTCGTCAGCGTCATTGATGCGGCGGACGTCGGATCGAACTTCGCCTGGAAAGGCATTTCGATGATGACCGACTGATTGTTACCGCGGACCATCGGGCCGCCGCTCATGCCCTTCATCTTCGGGATGGCGAGGGTGTATTTCGCGCCTGTCGCCGCGCCGACCGTGAGCGCCAGCGACAAGTCGTCATGGTTCAAGATCGCATTGTAGAGATCGAGGTTCTCAAACAGCGCCGTGACCGAGCCGGAAACGTCGAAGCGTCCGAGGCCATGGCTGTACGTCTCGTACTGCCCCAAGACCTCGTTGGCGTAGATATTGTTGTTGATCCGGATCGACGCGGCCTGCAGCTTCGGAGATGCCGCAATGCCGCCCATCGTCAGCGTGCCGATATTGAGTGCGGCGTTGAGAACAGGCGTGGTCGACGCTGCAGCATAGGTGGCACCGGTGATGATGGCCGTGGCAGGCGCCGGCGAACCGAGACCCATCACGCCGAAGTTCGCGGTGATGAACTGCTTGGCATTCAGCTGCAGATCGAGGGTATTGATCCGGCAGCCGCGATAACGCGTGTAAGCATCGGCTGCGCCCTGCTCGAACGTCTTCTCGAATGCGAGAGTCTTCGGCGTGCGCCCGTTCTTCAGGACGTCGCCGGTCCAGTCCGAGCAGAACAGGGCGGCCAGCAGATCGTCATAGGTGCCGTAGCTCAGCACGCCGTTGATCGGGCCCGTGACGGAGCGGCCGACATCGACGATATCAGAGACGTTGCGATCGTCCCGGATCTCGTCCGGAATGGCCGTTTGCTTTTCGAGCGTGATGCTTTCGCTCGTGTAGCGCAGCGACTTCCAGGAAGGCGTCGCAGGAATGACGCCTATGGCGGCTTCCACGAGATAAGCAAGCCGCGTCTGCGACCCTTCGGCAACTGTCATGGCTGTTCTCCAGATAAGGCCCGTAGGCGTTATGGGTTGGTGGTATAATCCTGACGGTCCCACGTGATCGTGGCCGTCATGGCGTAATAGCCGCCGAAAGAGCGGCCGGGATCACCGGCGCCGATCGACATCTGGCGAGGGTGAAGGTCGCCGAGCGGGCGTTCCCGGAAGAGCATGGTTAGGCGTTCGGCAATGCCTCGAGCGTCCCGGCTGCCGGCACCATTCGGCGTCATCACATGCAGATAGACAACACCGGACTCGAGCCAAAGATTGCTGCCAGGTGCGCCAACAGTCTGCTGTTCGAGCATGTCGCCGACAACCTCGACATAAACGAAGGGCGCGGGAACATCAGGTGTACTGAAGCCATCATTCTCTTCGGAAACCGGCGTCTCTACCCATTCGGCCAGACGGGTCATGATGAGGTTGTAAGCGTTGAGGCTGGACATTCAGAACACCATGTTCATGACGACGGAGGGATAGGTGATCGACATGCCCTTCTGTCGATCCTTGCGGCCGCCCCCACGCTTGAGGACGTATGGCATTTGCGAATGGACGCCCGAACGGATGTCGAGCCACTTCGTCTCGAACTGGAAGGCGGCAGGCGTATTCCGACCCTCGTTGCCGAACCGCCGCGCAGCGTCGCGTTTTGCACCGTCGAAGATCGCATTGCGCTTGGTGCTCAACTGCCCGGTCTCGGCCTTGCGGACGTACGGCTGAAAGTTCGTGATCACGACCTCAGAGCGGCCGCTGATCGCGTCGAAGTTCGTCACCGGCATTTGATCCGCCAAGACAATGAACGATGCCCTGAAGCGCCCAGATCGGGCTGGCGCACGTTGGCGAAGTCGATCAAGCACGAAGGTGATGACCGGCTCCCAGAGCGCAAATTCGTAGATAATCGGACCAGGCGCGACGACCTCGTCCTCGGAGGATGCCGCACGGCCGTTTACATAGAGATCGTAGACCCGGCTGGCGCCTGCACTCTGGGCCTTCTGCAGCTCCTGGCGAGCAAAGACGGCGAGCGCCTTGCTGATCTGCTCAGGCTCAAGATCCACTGTCGCAAGCTGGAGTTCGCGGTCGAACGCATCGAAGTTGGCCATCAGCCGCGCGCCAAAAGCGTATAGCGCACGAGCACATTTCGCATCCGTATGGGCTTCGGGATCTCGATGTTCAGTTCCCGTCCGTCAACAAGGACCTTGTCGCTCTTCTTCAGCGGAGCAAGCCCACCCAAACCGGATGGGCTGATGATCACCACGAGATCGGTGAGCTTTATGTCGCCAACGAGCTCGTCGTTCTTCACCGGGCGCACAAAGGCGTTGACAGTGACTTCGTGCGCCTTGATCCGAGGCGAGACATTTCCCTCGTAGCGATAAAGCGAGATGAGTTCCCCGCTGAGCGCCAGCGCCTTGTCCAGCTCGGCAATAGCTTCCTCAGCCTTGAACATCACGGTCCCAACAGGTTGCGATATCGGATGAGCTGACCTGCCACAACAGGCGGAACAGCCGCTTCACCGGAGCAGCCGGGAATGGCACCGACCCAATAGTCGCGCTTTGTGCGCATCACATCGGGAACATCGATCTCCTCGCTCTTCAGCGAAGGATCGCGCTCGCGTTCCAGCCAGGCAAAGCGGAAGAAGTCGAGCGCGGCCATCTTCAGGTCGGCCGGAATCTCTTGGAAGCCTGCCTTGTAGGTGACGACAATCTTCCCCGCCCCCCAAGTCACGATTTGGTCGTCGTACAGCCGGCGCAGGATCCCGACCTCTGGATCAACGTAATGATCGGTACCAGTCAGCATCGATCCGCCGATATTGAGCGAGACGATCTCCACCTCATGACGGCGCGCAAGCAGAAGGTCCTCACCGCGAACCCCACGGAACGTTTCTTCCAACGTTTCCTGAAGAAGCGTCGGCACAGCCCCCGCCGCAACGGCGACATTGCATTCTGCACAGATCGACGCAGCGACACGCCGATCCATCGCCTCGAGCAGCGGATCCTGCGAAGTGTCCACGGAGCGCAGGCCTGCCGCAGCCCGTCGCTCGTCCGGCGTCAGTAGCGCCAGATCTGCCGCTGGCGTGACGATCCGCAGGATGCCCCGCATCAGGCCTGCGCCCCGGAGGTAGCCTGGAGCCCAGCTTGGTCAGCAGCCTGAAGTGCAGCAATAACGTCGTCTTTGGTGCGCGCGCCAGACACGTCGACGTCGCGATCAGCCGCTAGAGCCTCAAGTTCCTTGCGCGTCAGTTTATCGAAGTCGATTGGCGGAGGCGAAACAACATCGGTTTCGACTTCGGCCTCGACGTCGAGCGCAGCAGTTGTGCTCTGCGATGCAATCAGATCGGTCGCGAAAGATCTGGCCGCCGGAAGGTTCGGAAGGAAACCCTCGTTGAGGATAACGCCGCCATCGTCAACGACATCAAAGCCGCCGCCAAGAGACGGTACCGCGCGCAAGCCTCGTGGCATCTCTTCCGGCGACGGATGCTGGAACTCTTTGACCTCGATGAGGCCGGCTTCCGCAATCTCCTCGTCCGTGACCGGGGCGCACGTGCCCATGGCGAGGCTGGACGTCGCGGCGACAAACGGGAGGGTGATAATATTGCCGGCTTCGCGGCCGATCAGTTGGCGAACGAACATGGGAGATCCTTCTGCTGGAGCAAGGCACCGCCGGCGAGCGGCGGAGCTTCAGCGATCAGTTGATGATGGCAGAGGGCGGCGTGGACTGCTGNACGAACATGGGAGATCCTTCTGCTGGAGCAAGGCACCGCCGGCGAGCGGCGGAGCTTCAGCGATCAGTTGATGATGGCAGAGGGCGGCGTGGACTGCTGGTACCGCAGATCCACCAGGATGAACTTCGCCTGAGTAATGTTCGCGGCATTCGAGGCGCCCGTGGTAAGGTAGATGCAGTCGAAACCATTGGCGAGGTCGAGCTGTGCAGGGTCGATCTCGAAGATGACCTGCTTGTTCTTCACCGCTGCATCCGTGGTGTAGCTCACCGCATCGCTGCGCCGAATGAGCGTATCGGTCAGCGAGGTATCAAGGTTTGCCCAGATCGGTACAGCATTGGCGAGGGGTTTGGCGCCGGTACCAGCAACATCTGTCGCCTGCATGATGGCAAGTGCAACCGTCGCGGCATTGCCCTGCGCAAGGTGGACCTTCACGTATGCCTTGCCGGCATTCTTCAGGCTGACGATATCCGAAGAGCGGCCGGCGGCGTCGGCAGCTGGCGGCAGGGCTTCAACCAGCTTCATCTGCTGGGGAAATGTGAACTTGGTCATTCCGTTGATCTCCTGTGTGAATCTGATGAGGCAAAGGCCGGGGCCAAAGCCCCGGTTCGGTTCGGCTCGTTACGCGCGTGTTTCGAGCGTGATGAACGGGCTCTGCGTGGCCGTGCCCTTGTAGGGCGTCATCGGGTTGGACCAGATGGGCTGACCGTTGAACCGGTAGACAAAGCGGAAGCACGTCTCGTCGTAGATGAAACGGACATGGATCGACGACGCGAATTGCGTCGGGCCCTTGTCGATCGCCAGATACTGCGACAGGTCGACCAGCATGATGTCGCCAGCCGTGCCGAGCGTTGCGGCGTACTCGACGGGGATGATCGG